AAAAATTAGTTGATGAAGCAATTCGTAACATAGATAAGAATATTGCGTCAGAATCGAAACGAAAAGTAACAACAGTAAAAGCTCAGGAAAAAATAACAAAAACTAGACAGGGAACCAAAAAAGCTTTAACCGTAGAGAGTATTCTCCAAAAGTCAGAAAAAGACTTAGCAAAATTAGGTCCACAAAAAATAACTGATCTAATTTCTTCATTTCGAGCAAAAATAAAAGACCCAGAAGCAAAAAAAAGATTTGGTTCAGGTGTTACAAAAAGTTTAAAACAAGCCATTACAAAATTACAAAAAGCTAATAAATTAGCATCAAGTGTTACTCCTACATCTGGCACAGGTTCACTTACAGACGGTACACATAAACAAGCTCTCATAGTGGGAGGCGTTAAACATGATTCTAACGCATCATCAAATGTAACAGGTGTATTTTCATTTGGTGTAGGTAATCCTAATGATCCGACTGAAACTTTTAATTTTAACGTAGCATCATCTAACGGTTAAATAAACAATTGACACATTTCATTTTTGATTCGTGTATTGGTTGTGATATCTGTTTACCAGTTTGTCCCACAAAAGCAATCACAGGCGAATCAAAAGAAATATATAAAATCGATCCTACTCTATGTATTGACTGTGGAGTATGTGGTAAGTATTGTCCTGCGGCTGCAATCCAAGATGATTTCGGAAATATCATAGAAAGTATCAAACACAAAGATATGCCTAAGGCTTATGTCTTAGAAGAAAATTGCACTGGTTGTGTATGGTGTGTAGATATTTGTCCATTCGATTGTATCATTATGTCTGATTCATCAGTCGAAAGGGATCATAGTCAAGTTGCTGTAGTAGATGAAAGTGATTGTGTGGGTTGTAGATTGTGTGAAGAAATATGTAACAAAGGAGCAATCATAGTTCCGAAACATTCTAATGAGGCTGAATATATGACACCATTCATGCATGAGTTTGTTACCTCACCTTTAAGAGCATATTAATAGACAAAAAAGTAGGGGGACAACTTTGCGTTGCCCCCCTTTTTATTTCACTTCCCGGCGGGGTAATTTCATGGTCGGTGAAATAAAAGTCCTATCTCAACATTAAATTATTTATAATATAATCAATCTTGTTCTGCGAGTTTCTTAAAGTAACTCATAGCATCATCAGACTTTTCATCTGTAGAGACAGGTTGTTCTATAGGTATATCATCAGCACCACCTGCAGGACCAAACTTTTCTGCGTGGTCTAATACTGTTTCAGTTACATTCGATACAGCACCAGAAGTATTACCAATGATTTCATCAAATTTTTTCTTTAGTTCTTCATAAGGTTTGAAGTTAGACGGGTCGACAAACTGTTGTAGAGCGTGTTCAGCCTTCCATACAGCCTCAATCTTATCATCATCACCTTCAAAAAGTTCAGTTATACTTTCAAACTCTGATTTATCGTAGTTTGTAAAACCTTCTACTTTACGAATTTTTAGTTTGAAGTTTGCACCTTTCCAAAAGTCAAATGGATTAATTGCTTGTTCATCTGCAAATGCAGGAAACATAACATCATTAATCTTATCAAATATCTTTTTACCATACTTGAATAGAAATGTTTTACCTTCGTTCTCTGGATTCGCTGGGTCTTTCACGACAAGAATGTTTGAGATATAGTTCAAACGTCTTTTACGTTTTCGTGCAAGTTCTTTGTTTGCTTCACTACCAGAGTTCCATAGTTCGTTGTTTGCATCAGATACAGGATCACTCTTACCTAATGTAGTAAGAGAGTTCTCTATATACCAACGACCTGACGGACCTTGAAACCCATGTGAAAACACTCGCACCCATGGTAGTTCTTCACCTTCAATTGCAGGAAGAAAACGAACTACTGCATAACCATTACCTGCTTTATCAACAGCGGCTCGCCAGTATCGTGTATCTTCTTGATATGAAGTTTTTTCTTTTTCTGGATTTGCGATTTTCTCTAGTTCTTTTTGTAGAAAATCAAAGTTGGAATTAGACTTCTTTAAATCTGATAGGGACATCATATTCTCCTTGTATAAAAATGTATTGTATCGTATCCACTTAAAACATAATATTATCGTATATAAATTTCATTGTCAATAGTATCATAATCATATAAAAAAATTTCTTCATTTACTTTCCATGTTTCTTTCTTAACTTCTCTAAGAACAACTTGTTCTTTTTTATTGCGGCTTTCAATCGATCATCTTCTGTAACTACTTTCTTCTTTGGTGCAACTTTCTTAATCACTTTCTTTACAACTGGTTTCTTCTTAGGTACTGGTGTTGGTGTTTGTTGTGCCATACAACCTGCAAGAACACTAATAGCAAAAACAGTTGCAATTGTAACTAACATCATTTTCATTGTATAGTCTCCATATAGTTATTTCTTTGTTGTAGATTTTTCTGTTTTCTTTGGTTCTTCAGCCTTATCACAACCGATAAGAGCACCAAAACTAAAGAGACAGATTGCTATCATAGATAGAATTATTTTCATCTATATTCTCCTAAAAAAGTGTTATTATTATAATAACATTATTTAACTTCTTTGTCAATACCAATTCTTAATTCTGATTCTGTTTCTACTACTACTCTTGCACCACAAGATAATAAAGGTTTATCGTTCCCACCATAGATAACTTTTGATGGTCCAAGAATTTCTACTTCATGACAATAAGTATTCTTTCTTCCTTCTTTGATAGTCAACACAGGTTCGTTCTGATTATGTTTTCTATTAGAACGTATCTTGTGCATATTTACATGAATATATTTTTTCATCATTTATCCTGTCTTAGGTCTACCAAACTCTCTTTCGTGTTCACTAGGAAGTTGAGATCGAAGTACCATATTTTCTGATTTGAGAGCCTCAATCTCCCTTCTTGCTTCTGCCATACTTGCAGAAAACATTTTTACCTTTTCTAATGCTTCTGGATAGTATCTATGTTTTATCCAATCCATTTTTTTCTTCGGCCTCTTTCTGAAATTTTTGAATTTTTAACTGCAAAACTTTTCTATATTTATCTGTATTGGAAAGAGGACCGTTTTCTTTTAACAGAAATGGAGTATATTTTGTACACTTTCTTTTCAGTTCTTGCCACACAATATCGTCTTTCATATCTTTATCAAACTGTGGAAAGAAGTCTACAAGTTCATTTATAATCATAAAGGTTTCTATCTCAATAAATTTCTTTTGCAACATAATCATAATGAGAGGGTGTTGACCATCATCTTGCATCTTGAAAAAATCATCAAAACTCATATCTTTATTTTCTAACATAGTAACCATAAACTTATCTGAATCATTATCAAACACATAAGACAAAGCATCAATCTTTCTTTTCCATGCAGAGTAAATCTCTCTTGGTTTTACACCAGTCATATCACCAATCCAAAACTTAGAATCATATAACATATTTGCAAGAATCATTTCTGCAATCTTTTGTATAGGATACTTTCTTGCAAAACGTATAAAGAAGTATCTATCTTTTCTCTTACGGAAAGAGTCTACATTTGCATTAGTCTTTCCATTGTAGTTAAAAAAATTATAATCTTCTCTAGAAAAATGTGTTTTCATAGCAACATAGATTTTGTATGCTTCAAATCCACGTTGAATGGCTGTTGTCATATTGGTAACTTTCCTGTTCTAGGTAGAAAGTTGAGATTAGTTGCTTCGACTTCTAGTTTTTCTCGCAAAGGTTTTGATATTAATTTTGCAATCGTATCTGGTTCTATGTTTCTGATTTCACAAAATGTAAGAATGGCGTCCATGTAAGATAACTTATCTTTCTGTACAAGACTTTCTATTTCTATTGCAAACTTCTTTGGTGAACGAAACTCAACTGCCATGATTATATTTCTCCTATTCAAATAGTGGTGGTGATTGATTCGGTTGCCACGCTCAATCACCAAAGCGCCTCTTTACCGACTAAGCGGCAAGTGCATAACTACTATGATTTTCAGCAGTTATAGATTCGGGCCTTTATCGTGCCTGCTCAACACGAGCAACTCCAAATATTCGCAATCCAGTCTGTCGAAACCTTTTCACCCCCCTAGTATTTTTTATTTTTTATTGGTGGAGGTGACGGGAATCGAACCCGTGTCCAGAAAGTTTTAAATACCTTTCATAGTTGCCAGTTCACATACACATAATATAATTAGAATTTTTGTGTCTTTCCATTATTATCAAAAA